CAAACGCGGTCCATGTCCCTTGGGCCTTTCCGGGCGGCAAGGCCGAAGCCTCACCGCCCTTTGCTGGTTTCACCCTGCATTGATTGGATGCTGCGCAAGTTCGCGGCGGCTCGGTCTGTCTCCCGGGAAGACATCATCATCCGGGGCGCCGTTCAGGATTACATCGCGGCGCTTGTTGATCTCTTCCTTAGCGACGGTGCGCCAGCCAAGCTCGCCGTCCGCCCAACCCTGGGCGTCTGCAACGGCGCTCCACGCCAGCGCGAGCTTGTTCAATTGCAGGATGGTGGTGCATTCGAGTAATTCGCGCTCGAACTCGTCCCAGCGATCTGGCTTGGCGACGTTGCCGATATCCTTCCTGAGTGCATGGCGCGTCGGCTTCTGCGTTGGTGCATCCGAGAACTCTTCCCGCATGGTGTTGACGTATTTGTTGTCGTCAAACATGCCCATGTGGACATCGGCGCCGACGCCTATCAGCTTGAGCGCGTTCGTGATTGCGTCCGTGAAGCTTTTCTTGAACGCCTCATCATCGCTGGCGAGGCCGAACTTGTTCTTGCCCACGGCCTTGTCGCCGCCGACCCCGATCAGGTGGCATTTCTCGCCATCGCGGGTATACCAGACGGATACCGTGCAGAAGACAAGCTTCTCATCCTCAGCGCCTTGCAAAACCTGGAACTGCGGGGCTTCGATGCCCCATCCCTGACCGCATGGGCCAAACTCCTCCGTCATGCGGCGGTAGGACCACATCGGCTTGATCGCGGTGCCTCTGAAGCCGCCGCCGCGCGTGAAGGCTTTCGTATGCGCGGGATCCGTGCGGCCAAGAATATCCCAAAGCGCGGTGTTCTCGCTCATGAATGCTTCCTCTCGTGCTCTGAATTGATGATCTGGAACATCAGCCGACGCGCAGCGTCAAATCCGTGAAGCTGCACCAAATCGCGGAAGGCCATGCGCGCCTGGTAGTCGTAGAAGCCCGTTTGCATGCCCTGCGCTTCGAACAGCGCCTCACTGGCCCGGAGATCTTCTGCGATGTGGTCGGGAGTGCTCATGCCGCTGCCCTCACGTCGAGATAAGCGCCGATCACTTCGGCCGCGACTTGCGGGACGATGGCATTGCCGTAGGCGCGCAGGCGTCCCACTCTGCCGGGTATCCGAGCATCCACGCTGCGAAAGAGGGGTGCAGGCCAACGATCTCCTGGCTCGAACGGAGTTCTGGCGACAGCGCGCTGAACCGCGCGGCTTCGTTCAGCTGGTGCTTGGCCTCGGCGATCTCGCCGGCGTCGAGCAGCACACCGGCCCATCGACGGGCGCGCAGCGTCAAAGCGCGATACTCGCCCGGAGTCAGTCTGCGCAGGACCGGAAGATCTAGGTCGTATAGCGCTTCCGCTTGGGCGTATGCGGAGGTGAGGTGGTCGGTCATGCGGCCTCTCCGAACATTTCCGCTTGATCGCGATTCCGCCTGCCTTTGGCGTTCACGTCGTAGTGCTCAAACGGTGTGAACGTGTAGGCTTTGCGGATGACCCAGCGCTGGAATTCGCCGAGCGTCCGATGCGCGATGCGAGCATTGTGACCGCCGAGCGGGAGTGTCTTGTCCCGGCTCCCGAATACCATGGGGTACGGTCTGATCTCGCGCGCCGTCATCCTGTTGAAGCGGTAGAATAGGCGCTCCCACGTTTCGCGCTTGTCGTAACCGACCAGCATGTAGACTAAGAGATTGCGCGGCGGGATTCCGTGCTTTTCGAGAGTATCTACGCCACGGAAGAACCGGTCTTCGTCGCCGATGCTGTCCCACGCGGTATAGAGCCGCCTGACCTTGAAGCCGTCATCGTAGTAAGGGATCGACGCCAGCGCCCGCGCAGAGTCATCATCGATCATGCGGATGTTGATGCCCTGGTTCAGGCAGACCTTGAATTTGCCGTCGATGATCTCGGCAATGCGCGCTTCCCACTGATCGCGCGGCTGGCCGAAGAAGTCGTTATCGAGCAGGTGGATATGCTTCGGCCATGGTTCGCCGCGCCAAATGGACGCGATGGTATTGACCGCGCGCGGTTTGCCCTCTTTCTTCGGCACGACGCAGAAGCCGCACTTGAGGCGGCAACCCCGCTGCGTGAAACCTATGGAGGCGTCAAAACCTGGGTAGATCGAATAGTCGTAGTTTTCGCTATCCTCGATCCCAAGCGCCTGCTCGACCGTGGTGTTGTTGGTGATGTCGTGCGTGCCGCCCACGATTGCGTTGGGGAACTGCTCCAGGAACCTGGCCACCCGGTCGGCGCTGAACGAAAAGATCGCCGAGCCATAGACGCGGTCATATTCCGGTTCCAGCATGTCGCGGTCGACTTGCTTAGTGAAGTGCAGGTCGTGACCGAGCGCGCGGTGATGGTGCGCCAGTTTCATCAAGGCCAGGTTCGGCAACTTGCCATCGATCTGGGTGAGGCGGACCAGCATCATACTCCTCTCAGCCCTGCGATCTGGCGATCGATCCGCGCCTTGCGGGTCGGCACGTCCATGTGACTTGGCGAATAGTCGAGACGGTCGCGCTCGGCTTCGAGCCTGGCTATCGCGCGCGCCTTTGCGGCCGGCGTCATCTCCAGCAGCGAGGCGATGTTCTGCTGGCTGCGCGCTTCGGCTTCTGCCTGCATTTCCCGATGCATCCGCACATGGTCCGCACAGGCGATCAGCGCGCCGTTGAAGTTCCAGTGCTGCGACATGAAGCCGATCCAGGCGATGAAGCCCTTGGGCGCCTTGGTGATCGTGCGAGAGGTCGGCAGGCCATCGACGGAGACGATCTCCCAGCCGTCATCGGTCTTGATCCAGGCGGCGCCGATGTCATCGTTGACGAGATGGTGCGCGGTCATGTCATTCCGCTCCGGTAGGGCCGTCGAAGCCGTCAGGGCGATCGCCCCAATTCGGCCAGATGGCATTGGATTGGTGGAGAGAGGCGGATTCGAACCGCGCTTCCGGGTCACTGTCGGTATGAAGGCCGACAGACAAGGGGCGTTCCTTCCCCGTCCCGAGCACCATGCCAGTCTCCCCAATGCTCTTGGATCTCGCAACCTGAATGGCGCGATTTCGGATGTTTCGGCGGGATGCACCACGCCAATCGGCAATGCGGTCCCGAACGATGTCGAGCACCTGCTCATCGGTGAGCCAGTCCGAGCCGTACATCGCCAACATTTCGCCAACGGCAATCCGCAGAGCATCGCGGCCGAAGTCTTCGATGAACTTGATCTTTCGTTCGCGCGTGCTCTCGGTCATCGTGTCGTTCCTCACCGTGCGGTGCTGTTAGGCTTCATCTGGACGAAGGCTATCGATATGGATGCCGCAGATGCCGCATACCCTTTGGTCGTATGCGCTAGCGACATGCCCTGGACACTCGAATTCACGCCTGTACTTCAGTGCCCTTCGAACAGGACATTTCTTGTGGGTGCAGAACGGATGAAGGAATTCCTTTGCTTCCAACCCGCACCTGGGGCAGGCGGTCATCTTCGATGCATCATCTTCGGCCATCGGTCTATTCCCGTGCGGTGCTGTTAGGATGTGGCTTTGGCGATGGCTGCGTCGGCGAGAGCAACAAGCTCGTGGCCGGGAAGTCCGGCATCGACACAGCGGCGCTTGACCTCCTCCGCGAACGCGAGCAGATCGGGGGCGGCTGCAATCAGGCGGGCGTTAGCCTCAAGCGGCCATTCGATCTGAGTGCTTGCCGGAACATAGGCCAACTGCCACGGGATACCCTTGGCGTGGATAACGAAGTCGCCGGCAGGGTATGTTGCGCTTAACGTCCAGGGCCCCGGTGTAAAACTGCTCTGCGTCATCTGCGTATTCTCCTATTTCCCAGATCAGGCCGGAGCCGTCTTGCTTGGGAGGGGCTAAGCGGCCGATTTGGCAAGCGCCGCGCGCGCCAGATCTAAGTAGCTCTGTATTTCCCTGATATCGCGCTCGCTGAGACGATGGGTCATCACGGATGCGCTTGAGCCGTTGTATTTGGGGCCAGCCAAGCGGTAGCCGTGGCCACCGCCTTTCTCGTCAACGACATCGATGGAAAGCTGAAGGCCCTTCGTCCATCCGTCGCGATCAACCTTGATGTAAACTCCTGCGGCTTGCATGTGGCTCTCCTTGCTGACCATCGGCCCGAGGGCGATGCGTGGGGTGATGGGGTTCAGGCCGGGCCGCTGTAGTCGTCGGGAAGCCGTTCGGTGAGGTCGACATTATCGAACTGCTCCCACGTCGCTTCTGTCTCGAACGAAGGCATTGCCTCGATGCGATTGCCGAGATCATCGTGATCATTCTGGACAAGCACCTGCCGGCAGACACGCGGGCAGCGCCAAGTGTCCTTCTCGATTACCGAGCGGGCGAATTTGACCGCCTTCGCGAAGGTGCTGAACGTCTCGGTTTTGAGATAGTCGTCCAACTCCACGTAGTCGGAAACTTCTCCATCGGCCGGCATGCCGCGTTTTACGGCTGCGGCTTTCACAACATCCCACGGCGTCCATTCAACGAGATAGCGTTTTGCGGCTGCGGTGTTCATGTGTCCGTCTCCTATTGTTGAGACGAATATGCGCTACGCATAAACAGAATGCAAGCGAAAAAATGCGCAACGCATAAATTATCTTGCAACGACGGGGCAGCTGGCCTAAAAGAAAAAGGCTCCACGCGGTTAGCGCCGCTGGAGCCTATGGTTGATGGCGAATTTCCTTGGAGGGATTGGAGCCATCAACAGACGGTAGTGTTATATTATAACGGCGCTTCCGTCAATCTCAAATCCCTCCAGAACACAGTGAACTCGTGGTGCAACCCCACGAGCCAGCATAATCTGTGACGCGCGGGGTTAGGTCATCCCGATTGGTGCGGCTGGAAACGTCGGGACGGAGCAACCGCGAGGTCTCCATGGGCTCTGCAACTCGGCGTGTCCGAAAGGCAAAGGCTCATAGGCTCCCTACTCCTTGAGCTTTTGGCTCATGGGGTTAGGGGGTCTTATGGGATACACTCACCGGAACCGAAGGCAAAGGACTTAAAGGTAAGAAGGATTAAGGAATGAGATCACAGAAGTTTTGGCATCTTGAAAAAAGAAAGGCTGATTGGGCAAATCACTTGTCGGAACTCGCCTCGATATTTCTGAAAGACGCCGAACGAACAAAAAAGGCAAAGCCCGAACGGCGGCGAGAAAAAAAGAAATTCGCGCCAAGCCCAAACCACAAGGACACGTTCTATCAGTCGTGGGAATGGCAGAATGTGCGCATGGAAGCGTTTAAAAGATACGGTCGGCACTGCCAATGCTGCGGCGCATCGCATCAAGAAACAAGAATGACGGTTGACCACATAGAGCCAATCTCAAGGCGATGGGATAGGCGCTTGGACATTACAAATCTTCAGATCCTTTGTGCGTCGTGCAACCAGGGCAAGGGCGCATGGGATCGAACCGACTGGCGACCGTGAATCAGGGACGCTTCATGATCCAAAGGACTTTTGCGCGAACCTCGATAGTGTCGCCATCCTTGGCGCCGTCGAGCATCAAGGGTTCTTGAAAATCCGGGTCATTGCTTTCTGGCCACAGCTCTATGCCAGAGATTGCGCGCCTGATCCGCTTAGCTGTTCGCTCGACCATCTGACCACCAAAGCGCGACCATTCAACAATAACGAGATCGCCGTCCTGGATGTCTATTCGAGATTTAATGCAATCGAGACAAACAAGGATGTCGCCGGGCTTCGCGATTTTGTCGAGCGAAGTACCTTCGACTGTAAAGGCATACTGCCACTCAGCCGGAGCGTCCGGTGCCGCCGGCACCACTTCGTACAATGAATTATCCCCCGCGTTGATGTCTTGCCAAATACCCGCTCTAACAATGCCGATGATCGGCACCGACGCAAGGGGAGATTTAGCAAGTGGAGTTACAACGCCGCCCTTGCCTGTTAACAACCATTCTATCGGCACTTTGAATTTCCTCGCGTAAACAACCGCTTCGTCAGCCTCATACTGGCGCGATCCGTTTTCGTGAGCCGCGTAAGTTGGATAAGGAATCCCTAACGCGCGAGCCGCGTCCGTTGCGGTTCGATAGCCAGCATCCTTCCTGGCCTTCTTTAGCCGTTCACCTCTGGTCCCCATCGAATCGAGGTATGCCATATTGAGCTATGCGATGGGCATTGACATGTTTATGCGCTTCGCATAGATTATGCACATGGCAAACGACAATCCAATCTCTGAAGCGCGTAAAACACTCGGTCTGAGCCAGACGGAAATGGCTCGTGAAATGGGTGTCAGTCAGTCCACCGTCTGGCGCTGGGAAGAGGGCAAGTTGCGCGTCAGTCCGCTCGCCAAGTTGGCCATCGAACAGCTTCTCAATGCCCGGAAACAGGCAGGGGAGCGCGTTTCATGATCGTCCTCAGCCATACGTCCACCCATTCAGTTTCGCCAGCAATGGCGTCCGAAAGCCTGAGCATCCCAGGCTCCTCCCAACCGCAGGGAAAGGAAGATGCAGGCGGTGACAGCGTGGAGAGACACGCAACCCTTTCCCATTCGCAGCAGCCTCCCCCCTCCTGGGCGCTGCGAAAGGCCGGCGCTAATCCCCCCTCCCACTCCCCAGGGCCGGCGCCGGCCTCCCTATTCCCTCAACGGTGACGCTATGAGCGACGACAACACAAAGAACGGCGTTCGCTACGGCTGCCATGTGGACCTTCTCGATGGCGAGGAACCTGACGGCTGCGTTGTCGATTTCGGCGCCTACGAGGATTGCACCTACGGCACATACAAGGACGGAAAACCGCGCCGCACAAAATGGACCTGCAAATACTGGCGTCCGGTCTCCATTCGCATTCGAGAGGACGCGTAGATGAGCGACACCATGCTTGAGCGCGTGGCGAAGGCTATTTGCGAAAGCCTTGAGGCCGATATCTACGAATACCTGCCTGAGCGTGGTGTCGTGAAGGCGGCCTATCGCCAGCAAGCCCGCGCCGCCATTGAGGCAATGCGTCCTCCGTCGCCAGAGATGTACACCGCCGCATTCGAGGCGTTGGTCCCTGCCAGCGACGTGAAAGCCTGCTGGGAAGCCATGCTTTCCGCCGCTCTCCAACCCGCTACCGACAGCGAGGCGGCGAAATGAGCGCCTCAAAACTCATCCTCCGGAGCGTGTCTTTCGCGCGTTCTTCCCTTCCCAAGGTATCTTCCGGAGCCAGGACGCGCGGTGCCTTGGGGACTGAAACTTTGCACAAAATCCAGTGTCGACAATTCCGCGCGTCCATCAAATTCCAATCCGTTGCTCTCGCCGTCCGCCCTTTCATCAGCCAGGCCCGTAGGGGACATCTGCGGCGGCTGATCTCTGCAATTTGTGCCGGCTCCCAAGTAACCGCCGGCAAGTGTTTTTCGTTTCTGTACCCGCTGCTCAAGCACTGCCAGGAGCCTCGCAGCGGCATCTTCCAGACTTTCAGTCTCTCGCCAGTCCTTTGCAGATCGGTTGCTCATGAACGCAACCATGACAGAGGAACACGACGAGATGTTGGGGCAGTCAGACAAGGATAAGGCCGTGAGTGACACAGCGTTTCATAGCGAGCTGATGCGGGATGCATTTCCTCGCCACCGGTATGGAGGGGCGAAGGCCGCCATCTATGCCGCTTACCGCTACATCGCGCCGAAGGTGACGAAAGAATTCACCGAGCGCCGCGCTAGATCAATCTGGGAGGGGACGGCTCGCCGCATCGATGCGGAAGAGTCCGCGGTACTGAAAAGGGCTCAAATTGAGGAAGCGAGACGTGAACAAAGAGAACTCAGGGAGCGGCTTTCGCGCCTGGATACTGCGCTTGCCGTGGTGGATGAGGCGTTCCATTGCCAAGCGCGCGCAGCGTTGCAGTCACAAATGGGCGGACTTCGCGGAGTGGATCTGCCCGGAAATCACGGGGAGTGACGAGCCATGAACGCCCGGTTTGAACACTCGAAGCCAACCCGCGTCGTAGCCCTCGAAGGTATCTTCGTCCTCGACAAGAAAGGCGAGTACATCCTTGAGCGCGAGGAAGAGGAGACGAAATGGCCCCTCTGGAAGGGCCTTGTGCCTATCACGCTCGGAGCATTCGCCTTGCTTGCTTGGGGCGCTTGGTGGCGGTTCGCATGACGCGTGTGGAGCTTCCTTTCCCCGTGCCCCTGTCGGCGTGCTTCACCAACGCTCCGGGCAAGGGCCGCGTGCCAACGGCTCGGTACAAGGCGTGGCAGACGGAGGCTCTATGGACCATCAAGGTTCAGCGGCCCCAGCCGATCGACGGGCTGGTGTCGGTATTTATCCGTCTCGTGGCGCCAGACAAGCGCCATCGTGACGCGGGGAACTGTGACAAGGCCATTGGCGACATTCTCGTCAAGGCCGGCATCATCAAGGACGACAGCAACCGCTATATCCGCCGGCTCACCTACGAATGGGCCAACGAAGGGCCTCCGTGCGTCGTCCTGATACAGCGGGCAGAAGAACAACTTGCGGCATGAGCCTGTGGACGGCTTGTGGATAACTCAAGTCGCTTGTGAACAACGTGCGTAAACGGCTCTTGTGGCGCCCTTGCAACTCGGCGGTTTCTGACAAGTCAAGTACAATAGCGTCATTCGAATCTGTGGCCTGGGACAAGACTTCATGAACGCAGAACTTTGTCGCGAACTGGCAGCGCTCGGCCTGACGCTAGAGCAGGTCTGCGGCGTCGTCGGCCTCATCGAGAGGCGCGATGCTGCGTACCTCGTGAAAGAGGAAGAACGGAAGGCTTTGATACGTGCTCGCGTGCAGAGGTTTCGGTCCAAGAACAAAGAGGAAACGTTACGTAACGTTACAGGCGAAACGGGTAACGTTACGAAACAACTCACGCGCGCAGAAGATAGTTCTTCTAACCAACAGATATCTGAACAAGGAAGAAAGAAAGATACCTCGCCTCCGGCTCGGTCGGCACGCGGGACCCGTATCCCCGATGATTTCAAGCCCGACATCGAGGCCGCCATCTCCGAGGGGCTTCCACGGCAAGAGGCGGAACGTCAGGCGCTCAGCTTCTGCGACTACTGGCGCTCAAAGCCGGGGGCCGCAGCTCTCAAGCTGGATTGGTCGGCGACATGGCGGATGTGGTTCCGGCGCCGGATCGACGAACGGCCACGGCCCGCCGCGTCGCAGGGGCCACCAGACAGGCCACCGCGCAACGCAGGTGAAGCCGCACGTCTAGAGCTTTTACGAAGGGAAACGATCGATGCTCCCAGCACTCAAATCAGACACGACGACCAAAGCGACGGAAGCCCAGGTTTTGCAGGCACTGGCATCGCTCGCCGGATTGCCCTCGCGTCAAGCCGATGACGCAGAGCTTGACCGGAAGATGTATCACGTCGCTCTAGCCGGGGTCAGCCGGTACGCGCTGAACGAAGCGGTCAAGGCCATCATTCGCGGCGCGCTGGGACACACATTCTTCCCGAGCCCCGTCGAGATGCGCCTTCAGTGCGAGAGGGCCATGGAGCCACATATCCGCCAGGCCGAACGCATTCGCCTGATGGAACAGCAGAAGACCGACAACGAGCATTTCGAGCACGTCATCGCGCAGCGCACGCCGCAATCCATGGCGCGAGTGAGCGAAGCCTATCGGCGCTACTGCGAGCAATACAACGCATCGAAGGCAAAGACCGAATCCCCGGCTCCCGTCCTTGATCCCGAACTGGTCGCGCAGATCCCGGATGCGACCTCAACATTCAAACAAGCAAAGGTGGCCTGATGGCTTACGAACAGAAGGACATGAGCGGCACGCTCTTCAAGAACGATCGCCGTGAGAAGGATTCACACCCGCACGCCACCGGTACGGCGCTGATTGATGGCGTCGAGTATTGGGTGTCGGCGTGGACCAAGGACGGCGCTAAGGGCAAGTTCCAGAGCCTTTCCTTCAAGAGGAAGGAGCCGCGCCAAGACGCGCAGTCGAAGCCCGCCAATCAAACGTACGGGCAGGCCAGCGGCGGCAACACGTCTCCGCGCGAGCTTGACGACGAGATTCCGTTTTGAAGGAGCACCACATGGAACCTTGGGACAAAGAGAAGGCGCAGGCTATGCGCGATCAGGGGATGTCATACGCCAAGATCGCCGTGCATTTCGGCACGACCGACATGACGGTGATGTGCCGCCTCGATGAGAAATACGCCGAACATCGTCGGCGCCGGACTAACAAGCTCAGAAGCATAGATGGGCCGCCATTGCGCTCGATTCTCCCGCTCGAACGACACCCAGACCAAGAGGATGTCGCCGCTCGCCTTGCGGAAATCCCGCCAGACACCCGGTCACTGACGCAGCGGCTTTGCGGTGACCCGCTTCCAGGCCGCAGCGCGTTCGACAGGCTCTATCGATAGCCCATCCTCCAACCGCAACACGGGGACACCATGAATGAAGCCTATTGATCTCAACAAGGTCTGGTACGTGGTGCGCACAAACATCAAGTGCGAGTCCAAGGCGTCGGATAACGTCAGGCTCGCCGGCTTCGATGTATACTACCCCCGCCAGAGATATGAAAAGAAGCATCGGCGCACGAACCTATACACCACGCATGAGCGCCCGCTGATGATCGGCTATATCTTCGTCGGCATGCCGGCTGAGGCAGAGCAGAGGCATTTCGGCTTCATCAGGGCCTGTGAGGGCGTGGAGAGGTTCCTTGACTATCAAGGCGCCCCGATCCGGCTCAGGGCTGCGGATGTGCAGGAGATCTATCTGGCCGAAGTCGATATGAAGTTTGACGACACGCGTGCAGCTCGCAAGCACCGAGGCGAGGGCATCAACGACGAGTTCCCGCGCGGCGCCAGGATCTTCGTCAAGGAGATGGAGCATATCTTCCGTGGTTTCCTTGGTGAGGTTGTCGGCACGGATGGCAAGGAGCGCGTCCACGTCAGCCTAGCCAAGTTCGGCAAGGTGTGGTTCCACCAGATGGAGATCGAGGTCGCGAAAATAGCCGCGTGAGCCCTCTTGCATTAGAAATGTTTTGCCCTTATTATTTCTGCAGATGATTTGCCGCTGGCGGACCAGTTAGGGACAAACTCGGCCGGGCAATGACGAGAGATCATCACTCGTCGCCATCCATTTTCATGCCTAAAATTCAGTTTGCCGGTCATCGGGCATCGCCATGAATGGCATTGCCACGGATAAGTGCAGGGCCAAGCGCTCGCCGCCGGCAAAGCCCATTGGATCCGAGGAATAAAAGCTATCTGGGTATAAACCAGCCACTCGGGTTGATCTCCGGGGAGGGGCAGGCGTCAAGCCTCTGGCTATCTAACGGTTCGTCCGGGCCACGCTTTCCTGCAACGTTTCATACGCGTTCCCGTATATCAGCAACTTATACGCGATGGCGTATAGCTCAGGAGCGCAACGTGATCGAGACGATTCTGATTGTCGCGCTGTGCAGCGTCTTTTTCATGCTCGGCCGCTGCTACGAAGAGTTCGTTGACATGTTCGCTGAGGCTGAAGTCTGGGAGCACCCCGTAACTGGCGCTCGATTTATCTCGTATCGCTGACATGCCTGAGCCTCACGCCATTATCGAGTTACAAGAAGCTGAGCGCATCACGCGTGAAATGCATGGAGAGGCGAGGCGTCTGCTTCAGCCGCGCCCACGGAAGGTCGATCTCGATACGCTGCGCGGGACCCTCAGGAGCCGGTATCCCAAGATACTGGTGACACTTGCACGCGACGAGAGCGACGACATTGGCTTCTGAACCCCGCGCCATCACCGAAATAGCAGAGCGGGCAGCAGAGCAGTTCCACCGCGAGCAGTCCATGTTCTTCGGCGAGGCTGCGATCAACTTGATGGCAACCTCAATGCCGATCGCCGATGTGATCGAATGGCTAGAGCGGCAGGCCGACATGCTGCGCGAGTTCGGCTGATGTCCATCCTCTCCTCATCCCTCAACCTCTTCAGAAGGAAACCCGCCGTGTCCGTGAATCTCGATTCCCTCGCCACCAAGATGGCAACCATCGCGACGGCATTCGCCAAGCTCAGCACCGATCTGGCGAATGCCGCCGCTATCCAGGCCGAGAACGATCAGCTCAAGGCCGAGAATGCCACCGTCAAGGCATCGCTCGATGCTGCAAACGCCGCTGATGCGGCCGCGCAGGCTCAGGCCGCCGACATCGAGGCTCAGGCTGATGCGGTGATTGCCGCTCTGCCGCAGTCGGTGCCTGCCGCCTAAAGGGCTGCTACCATGGCCAAGCGATCCTACTCCGCCAAGCAGGCCGCAGCCGGTAAGGACATCGGCAAGAAGGGCAAGGCTTTTGGTAAGATTTCCGCCAAGGCCGGCAAGAAGTACGGATCGAAAGAAGCTGGTAATCGCGTGGCCGGCGCCATCCTTGCCAAACTGCGTATGGCGGCTGCAAAGTGACCAGCCTACGTTCGCCGGTTCGAAGCCCGATCATCGCGCCGACGTTCAGCCCAGGTGTTGGTAGGTTTGGGGCATCCATTATCCCGACGCTCGGTGGTCTCGTTGCCAATCGGGGCAAGATCGCCACCACAGTATCGTCGCTTACCGCTCCGTTCACGTGCCGAAAGGCATATTGGGCCCATGGGGCCGGCGATATCAGTTCGCTTCAGTTGGTGTTCGTCAACCGTTACCTGTCCGCCGTTGGCACCAGCACGGCGGGCGGTGCGTTCAGCCTGAAATTCTACATCGAATACCCCGCCAACACGTTCACGGCGGTTAACTGGTCTGGGTCGAACACCGTTGCCGTGACGGCTGGAGCGCGCATCAAGTCCGATGTTGTTGCCGGCCTTACTATCCCGGCTGGATCGAAGTTCTGGGTACGCACGGTCCTTAGTGTTGGATCGGCTGTTTCGGTTCCGATCATGGAATTGAACGCGGGTGCATCGGTGCTTGGTGTGGACGACGGCAATGTCGCAGCGGATCAGGGGAATACCGGCACTATTTCTGCCACGACGGGCATCAACACCTTCGGGCCGAATGCCATTATCGGCACCGTCAACGCTACATCCGCCAAGTCCTTCCTGATCGTCGGTGACAGCCTTGCATGGGGGCAGGGCGACGATAGCGGCGTTGGCGCACAGGATTCGTCTGGCTTCCTTCAGCGCATGCTTGGCCGGCTTGGCTATCCCTGCATGACTTGGGCAAAAGGCGGCCAGCAGGCGGCGGACGTTGCCCCGATCACCGCGACACTCAATGCCGACACGGCATCAACGCTCATGTCGTTCACCGATGTGATCCTGCAGCACGGCGTCAACGACCTCCGCCTTGGCCGAACTGTTGCCCAAATCGAAGCGGATTTGCAGACCATCGCTGCGACGGCGAGCATCGCAGGCAAGCGCATCTGGAAGACCACGATCACGCCGCGCTCGACCAGCACGGACAGTTGGGCCACCACCGCGAACCAAAGCCCGCAGATAGATGGCACCATGGCGAGCCTGAACACGCTTAATGCGGACATTCGCGCCGGGCTTGCGAATATGACCAATGTCATCGAGGCCGCCGACGCCGCGATGTCGGCGCGCGATAGCGACATCCACAAGGCACCGCCAGCCGGCACGACTGACGGCACGCATTTCAACTCAACCCGCGCAGCTCTTATCGCATCGCTGCTGACCGTCTGACGTTAGGAGCCTTCCATGGCCACAGGTACCACGAGCGGCACTGGCGCCCTTACGGCGGTCGGCCCGAACTACAAGTTCGCCATCAAGATGGATTTCGGCTCCGGCTCAGTGGACATCGAAGAGAAGATGCCATCCGGCAACTGGATCAAGGTCGTGACCGCTATCACGGCTGACTACTCCAACGTCTGGGAATCCCCGGCGATGACTACGATCCGCCTCAATGTCACCTCGCACACGACGCCAATCGAATGGGCCGTGATCCCCGGCGATCTGAAGTCCTGATTTTCGTGCAGTGCCTACCATCCCCAAGCAACCAGCAATCATAAGGGAATACCAGCATGTTCCACTCTCTCTACGGTAAGAAGCTCGGCTTCGATGACAATGACACGCTGCGCCACGATGCGGGCGCTGCCTCCTTCGATAGCGGCACAAAGACGGCATCGGCTACCGGCACTGGCGGCACGAGCACTGCCACGCTCAGCAAGGCATCCGGCAAGATCACCACGGCTGCCCTGACCACGGCGGCCGGCGCCACCCATGTTCTGACGCTGACCAACACCAAGATCGCCGCTGCGGATCAGGTCTATGTCACTGTCGGCAAGGGTACCGCAACCACGGGCACCGTGACTGTCGCTGACGTTCTCCCGGGTGCAGGCTCTGTCGCCATCACCATCCAGAACATCCACGCCAGTGCTGCCGTCAACGGTACGCTGGTCATCTCGTTCATGGTCATCAAGGCCTAAACGGGATCAGCTTGGAGGCAACAAGCTTGTCTAGAGAACGCGAACTACTCAGGTGCTTCCTACTCCTGAACCGAAATGACTGTGGCCTTCTGGACAAGGAGGAGTTCGACGGTCATCAAACCACCTACACTCAATCCAACGCAATGGTCGAACTCATTCGTTGGGTTGAGGAATTGCTGGGCGAGGAAGAGTAAGTGGCTCGCCCCACCATCTACAGCGAGGCCATAGCCGCAAGCATCTGTGAGCGCATCGCGGATGGTGAAAGCCTCAGGGCCATCTGCAAGGATGAGGGAATGCCCGCCAAGTCGTCAGTCTTCAAATGGCTGATCGAGCACAAAGAGTTCTCGGACCAGTACGCGCGGGCTCGGGAAACTCAAGCCGATACCATCTTCGATGAGATCCTCGATATCGCGGACGATGGCACGAACGACTGGATGGTGAAGAACACCGCCGATGGTGAGGCGATCGGCTGGCGCGAGAATGGCGAGGCGCTAAGGCGCTCAGCCCTCCGCGTCGATGCACGCAAGTGGATGGCCGGCAAGCTCAGGCCGAAGAAGTACGGCGACAAGGTACAGCATACCGGCGCCGATGGTGAGGGGCCGGTCTCTGTCGTCATCCAATCCTCGGATGCTGGCCTGCTTTGACGTTCCAACTCACGGCCAAGCAGAAGGCACAGGTCGAACTAGCCTCAACTGACGCAACGCACGTCATGGCATATGGCGGCTCGCGCTCCGGCAAGACCTTCGGCTTCATACGGGCGGTTCTGCTCCGGGCTCTGGCGCATCGCAGCCGGCACGCCGTCCTGCGTTATCGTTTCAACCACATCAAGGCGTCCGTCATTCTCGACACGCTGCCGAAGGTGATGGAGCTTTGCTTCCCCGGCGTCGACGCCAATTGCAAGCTCGACAAGACGGATTGGTACTACATCCTGCCCAACGGCTCGGAAATCTGGTTCGGCGGGCTGGACGACAAGGAGCGGACGGAAAAGATCCTCGGGCAGGAATACGCAACGCTCTATCTCAACGAGTGTTCGCAAATACCCTATGCCTCGCGCAACATGGCGATCACCCGCCTGGCGCAGAAGACACCGCTCAGGCTCAAGGCCTATTACGACTGTAATCCTCCGGGCATGGCCCATTGGACCTACAAGCTATTCGTTGAGAAGAAGGACCCCGATCGCCGCACACCGCTGGCAAATCCAGCGAACTATGCCGCCATCACCATGAACCCGAAGGACAACGAGGCCAATCTCCCGGCTTCGTATCTGGAGGAGCTTCAAGGCATGTCGGAGGCCATGAGGCGCCGCTTCTGGCTCGGGCAGTTCGCGGATATGTCCGATTCCGCGTTGTGGACGATGGAACTGCTCGATCAGCAGCGCATCGTTGACGGCAAGATACCGGAGATGGTGCGCATTGTTGTCGCCGTCGATCCTTCTGGTGTGGCTGGAGAGGAAGACAAGCGATCCGATGAGGTCGGCATCGTCGTCTGCGGGCTCGGTAAGGATGGGCGCGGCTACGTCCTGGAGGATATCTCTGGGCGCATGGCTCCCGCTCAATGGGGAGATGCTGCGGTTTCCGCGTTCGATCGGTGGGAAGCCGATTGCGTGGTGGCGGAAAGCAATTTCGGCGGGGCAATGGTGGCGGAAATCATCCGCTCTGCTGCTTCGAAGCGTGTCGGTGCGGCGGTTCCGTATCGGGAAGTCACCGCATCGAGAGGCAAGATTGTCCGGGCAGAGCCTATCGCGGCCCTGTTCGAACAGCAGAAGGTCTCGCTCGTCGGCTATTTCGGCGAGTTGGAAGACCAGCTCTGCGCCATGACGACGGCCGGCTATGTCGGCTCACGCTCGCCCGATCGGGCGGATGCAATGATCTGGGGCCTTGCCTCGCTATTCCCGGCCATGACGAAGCGTGAGAGCGGCCCGCTGGGGCGCCCAACGCCAATCGTCAATGTCGGATATTCGAAGATGAAGAAGAGGCGCGCATGAATCAGAACTTTTCAGGAGCTGTGCTGCTCCTCATTCTAGCGGCGGCGGGGTTCCAAACCAATACGCCAGCTGCTTGGTGGTTTGCTGGCCTTACGGCTGCCATCGCATTCCTCGCGGAGGAAGCGCGCGCTTACCACGAGATGCGCGGTAGTTCCCGCGCATACGCCGCCAACGTTGGCCTCGCGCTTGCTTCGTGGGCCGCCGTGGTCGTCTCTGCCCTTTCGTTGCTCGTCTAGGAGAAAACACATTATGTCGGGTCTCTTCGGTAAAGCACCCAAAGTGGCAGACGCCACCCCAATGCCGGTTCCTGATGACGCAGCGGCCAAAGCTGCCGATCTTCGCCAGCGCCAGCAGATTGCAGCGCGTTCTGGCAGGGCATCAACCATGCTGTCCCGCCGCACGGGTGGTGGCGATGCCGGTACGTCGAGCTATGGCAATTCACTGCTCGGGCAGGCCGGCTAATCGATGGACAGCCGCGCCAAGGAGCTTGTTTCCATCGGGGATAAGCTCTTCGCCAAGAAAGTTCAATGGGACAGCCTCATGCAGGAGGTTGCCGAGTACATCTATCCGATGCGCGGCGACTTCACGCAGACGTTCACGCTTGGCGATGACTTCTCCGCAGACCTGATGGATTCGTTCCAGGTCCAGGCGCGGGAAACACTCGGCAACACCATTGGCGCCCTGCTGCGTCAAGGCGAATGGTTCGCGGTCAAGACGGGCCTCGATGAGATAGATGAAGACCCGGCCAATGCGCGCTGGCTGGAATACGCCACCAATCATTTCCGCAGGCTGGTCTATGATCGCCGCGCCAACTTCGTGCGCTCGACCAATGAAGCGGATCACGATTGGGTAGCGTTTGGCAACCCCGTCCTGTCGGTTGAGGAAAGCCCGGATCGCGCGCACTTCCTGTTTCGCACCTGGCATCCCAAGGAATGCGCATGGATGCTGAATCAGGTCGGCAAGATCGACCACAACCAGCGCCACATGCCAATGACGGCGCGCAACATCGTCAAGCGCTGGCCCAAGGCTACACTGCATCAAGACATTATTGACGCGTCCAAGAAAGACCCGGCGAAGGAATTCAAGGTCCGGCACATCGTCCTGCCGTTTGAAGAGATTTATGCGGACGACAAGGCCAAGCGCCGCCAGTACAAGGACAATCCGTTCTGCTCGCTCTACATCGACTGCGAGCATGAAGAGGTTCTGGGCGAGGGCCCGCTTCCGGTCTTCAACTACATCATTCCCCGGTGGCGCACCGTGTCGAGCTTCCCGCAAGGGTTCAGCCCGGCCGCCATCAACTCACTACCCGATGTGCGCATGCTGCAATCGCTGGCCCGTATCCTTCTGGAGCAGGGCGAGAAGGCGGTTGACGCTCCAATGTTTGCTCGTGGTGAAATCTTCCGCGATGCGGTGAACCGTTATGCCGGCGGCATGACCTATGTGGACCTTGAGGCAGACCAGAAGATCCAGGATGCCATCATGACCGAGCCGACATCGAGCGGCTTGGGCTTTGGCA